GGAGCAGCAGCACCAGCAAAACCAGAATATACATTACCTCTTGTTTCAATAGCGTCAAACAAACCTTCAGTACCTTTAATGTGTGCATTGCTAGCACCAGCTGGTCCAAATTGAGCTCCGAAATCTTGATTTGCAGTAGCCATTTTCTTACCTTCAACCATTGCCATTTCTAAGTAATCTTCAAATCTTAATCTTGTTTCAGACTCAGATTTTAAATACCACATATAACCAGACTGACCTTCTTCAGTAGATACTTCTATCCAGCCAATTTGAGCAGCATCAGAACCACTTATCTCAAAATTATCTTTAATGATAATTGGTGAGTTTTCAAATGAAGTTAACTTAGGCTCAATTGCACCTGCCATTCCTTCACTTCCTTTTGGAAATTCAGAACCGTATACAAACAAACTGTTATTAGCACTAATTAAACTACCACCTGCCAGTGTAGCTCCTTCGTAGCTAGTACAAGTTAAAGTATCTTGTTTAGTACCTGAGCTATTAGTTACAGCTGTTACTAATAGTTTAGCAGTAACTAAACCAGTAGCATTGTCAGATACTAATATAGTATTACCAACTCTTACAGCACCAGAAGCTTGACCAGCTGGTAAAGCAATAGTAACTGTATATACTGGATCAGCAACTTCAGCAACAGTAACAGAATTATAAGCAATGTGTAATCTATTTTGTTCAGACCAAATAACTTGATCAGATGTCATTGGCATTTCAGCGCCAACCATTCTCAAGAAACCTCCAATAGTTCGGTTTCCGTATCTTTCTACTTCCGCTTCGTAAAGCTCAGGTAGATATTGTTGTGTCCATGTCGAAAAATTAGTATCATGAAAATCTATATAATTATCTTGAACTGTAATTTTATTCGGCATAGGAGTAATTGAAGCTGGAAAAGCTCCTCCTGATAATCCCATTTTTTAATTTTTAGTTGTTGTTATTTTTTACTTTTAATTTTCAACTTAGAAGTATCAACGCCATTAACTGCTTTAACTCTTAAACCGTTTATAAACACATCACCAGTAGCCTGTGGCCTAGGTTCGTTAGTTATATTTTTTGATTTTGCCATCATATCTTTTATAGCATCAGCTTTGCCTTGCTCATAAAAATGATTAGCAATAGTATCAGCATTGTCAGCAGCGTAAATAGCTTTGTGATAACCTACAGTATCAACAACTTCACCTTCTTTGTTTAAGAACTTCTTAACGAATGTGTTTAAGTCTGACTGTTTTTCAGCAACTGCAGAAGGATTAGAGATACTATATTTAAATTTCTTTTCACCTAAATCAAATTCGAAACCTTCGAACTCTTCATTTAAAGTGTTGCTTGTATTTTCTCTAAACGTTTTTCTACGTTGCTCAGCTATTTGTTGTTCTTTGTTGTATCTATTGAAAAAGTCCAAAGCTTTTTGCTGTTCTTGAGTAACGCCTGGTCTCAACTTGATCTCATCGTAATATTTACTCTTTGAACTTTCCAAAAATTTTTTGGCCTTTGCAATTTCTTCTTTATAAGCGAGTTTCTTTTTTCTTATATCTCGCTCTTCATCCACGTCTTCATCATACGAAAAATTATCTTCCATTAAAAAGTTTATTTCTTCTGAATCTAGATGTGGTTTAGTTTTGTTATAGTACTCTTGTAATAAAGACTTAGAATCATATTTAGAATAATCTCTATTTAAGTTAACATAGTCTTCTACAGTACCACCAGTTTCTTCCATAAATGAAACTAGCTTTTCAATATTTTCAGGTAACTTTTTACCAGTTACTTTTTCATCTCTTACAGCTTCTTTTAATTCTTTAGTAGTTTCTTTAACTTCTTTTTCTTTAATTACTTCGCTAATAGGAGATTTAATTTCCTCTTGTTTTTCCTCTGTTTTATTTTCTACTTTAGTTTCTTCGGTAGATTTTTCTTCTTCGTGTGTTGATCCCACTTCTTGCAATCCCACGACTTGTTCTTCTTTTTTCTCATCAGACTGTAACACAACTTTCGTTGTTTCTGGCTCTTGAACGGCATCTTTTTCTTTTTTACTTAAATCTAACTTAGTAGTTTCAGGTGTTTTATTTCTTAAACTTGGTTTCTTTTTTATTTTTAAACCTTCTTTAGTATCATCTACTACAGGTTTTTCTTTTTCTTTTTGTGACATAATATAATATAATAGTTGTTTTTATTTATTGCGGCATAAAATCTTGCATACCTATCTCTCCTTGTTCAAAATCTTTAGGAGGTAAATCATTTTTTCTTTGACTTATCATTTCGCTTTGTTGCGTGCCTGATATTCTAGTTCTTTTATCTTTTCTATCTTCTATAAACTCTTCTCTAGCTTTTTCTTGTTGAACCTTGATTGTAGCTAATTGCATGTCATAACCATGTTGTAGCTCCATTATTTGTTTTTTAATTTGAGCTTCCATTTGCATTTTTTGGATATCAAACTGAGATTTAGCTTTTTCAACTTGTACAGTGCTTTCAGTTAACGCTTGTTGTTTTTGCATTTCAGCTAAAGCAGATTTTTCAGCAGCCTGAGCATTGGCGTTGGCTTGAGCTTCTATATTTTTAAGTTTAGTTTCTTCATCTTGCTCTTGCTTTTTCTTTCTTCTAAACTTAAGTAATTGATTAGCTAGCTTTAAGTTTTTAACTTCTCTAATATCAATAGCATCTTCTAAATATATTTGACCTGACTTTAAAGCTATTTGTATATTTTGCTCTAACTGAGCTTTTTCTTCTTCATCTGGTTCTAAACTTATAAATATACCAAAATCGTGTATATTTAATTTCATTAACTCTTCTAATGTTGCAGAATTAAAAGCAGATATACTATTTTCTAAAGCTTGCTTTGTTAAAGGAAATTGTAAAGAGTCAGCAACTCTTAACGATATGTTTTCACAAGCTCTTAAAGTTAAATACAAGCTAGACTGTAGTATGTGTCTTGTTGCTGTATTGCTATTAGCAGCAGCTAGCTTTTGTAAACCAACTAATGAGTTTTTATCTGGATTACTACCATCTCTAGCTTCATTTAAACCGGTCACATCGCGTATCATTTGTAAGTAATACTGATATGTAGTTATTAAAGACTGTATCTTAGAACCACCAGAGCCTGTTTGTAATTCTTGTATTGGAACTTTACCTCTATTTAATTCACCATCTTGAGTTAAAGATCTACCTACAATACTACCAGTTTGAAAATACATGTTTAAAGCTTCAGCTGGATTATAGTTAGTTCCATTACCTAAATCAACTTCTGCTAAACCGTCCATGTCTAAGTAAACACCATCAGGTACTATTCTAGCTAATACTTGTTGCAGTTTTAAATGAGTCAACTGTATCATATCTGCAAAACCTGTTATTCTACTAACAAGAGATTCAATACGACCTTTATACATTCTAGGTGCAGATATAGCGTAATTAAAATTAACTTTACATGTATCAGCAACAGGTCTAGTCATATTTTCACATAGCCTCCAATCTAACATCATTGGATGACCTAGTATTTTAGCTCCAGAATAAAGAGTTTCTATTGTTCTAGATACTTTTTTAAATGAATCTGATTTGGGTGGATTAAATGTATCTGATTTTTGTAAAGCTTTTTCTAAACCTTGATCTGTATTTTTTATTTTAAATACTTGATCAGAATAGCTTTTATATTCAAAATATAATACTTGTACAGTTTGGTCGTCTTGTCTACCACTGTAACTTCTTAAATACTCAGAGTTGCCAGGATATTCTTGTATAACCTCTAATTCTTCTTTAGTTAAATGTGGATATTGTTTTTTAATATCAGATAAATACACAGACTTAACTTCACCTACATAATATAAATCTTGAAAGTTAGGATCTTCAGTATAAGAATAAACTAAGCTAGCTGGATCTACATAATCAACTACTACACCTTCAGATTTATTCCACATTGTTTTAACGCAGCCAATACCTAAAACAGTTAAATCATGATTTATTCTTTGTCTAACTAATTCGTATTTATTTTTATCTAAAACTTGATTTATAACTTCTTCTTCAGCTACTTCAACAGATTGTTTAAAATCCATTTGCAGATGAACTTCTAATTCTTCTTTATCTCTAGGAGCGCTATCTGGATCCATAGAAAAAGCATCAACACCAAGAAGTTTTTTGGCGTCTTCTAAAAACTCTTTAGCGTTTATATCAACTAATAAATCTTTAGCATAGTCAGTTCTTATTTTAGAACAAACAGGATCTTGAGCGTAAGCATTTATGTCATAACTTCTTTGTGATATACCATTAACTACAATGTCTACAAACTTAGATACAACAGGTACAGGTTTCCAGTCTAAATTTAAATAAGATAAATCACCATTAATAGCTAATTCATCTTTGTACTTTTGTACTGGCTGTTCACCTCTAGCATATAGCCTTAATAAATTATAGTTATTAAAATTAAC